GGGTCATAGACTTTTATCAGGACTGCCAAAAGCCTATAGATCACTATGTAGAAGTTCTACAGAATAGAGGCTATGTCTATCGAGATCATTGGCTGCCACACGATGCCGAGAACAAAAATATGACAGGTAAGAGCGTTAAAGATATTATGCAGAATATGAACTTGCCAGTAAGGATAACCCCTAGACTGTCTATATCAGAAGGAATCAACGCAGCTCGTATGCTAATGAACAGATGCTATTTTGACCAGAATAGATGCGCTGAAGGTCTACAAGCATTAAGACATTATCGGTATGATGTAAACCCTGATACTAAGATGTTTAGCGATAAGCCATTACACGACCAACATTCCCATGCTAGTGATGCTTGGAGATATGTGGCTGTGGCGCTAGATGAGCAACCGAATAACTGGAACAAGGCAATTAAGATCAACACAAAATGGATAGTCTAATGGATGAAGGCACACTAAAAGGCATACTTGATGCCGAGATAGATAACGCTATTGGCTTTATTGAGAGCGAAACTACAGATGATCGTAGGAAAGCCCTTGAATACTACAATCGTTACGAATACGGCAATGAAGTAGAAGGTCGTAGCCAGATCGTTACAGGCGAAGTAGCCGAGGTAGTCGATGGTGCGTTGCCACAACTATTGCGTATCTTTACACAGTCGGATGAGATTGTGCGCTTTGAGCCTAAAGGCCCAGGCGATGAGGAAAAAGCAAAGCAGGCAACAGAGTATGTCAATTGGGTAATGAATCGTGATAACGATGGCGTACTGCTGATGCACAATTGGTTTAAGGATGCGCTCTTGCAAAAGAACGGAATCGTTAAGGTCTATTGGGATGAGAAGATTGATGTCAGCAAAGAGAAATATCAAAATCTGACACAAGACGAAGTAACGATGTTACTTAACGATCCAGAGGTGGAAGTAGTAAATCAAAAGACTACAGAAGTAGCCCCAGCAGGAATAGATCCTATGGGGATGATGATTCCACCTGTGTTCTCTTATGATGTTAAACTCAAAAAGACTAAGAAAACTGGCAAGGTAATTGTAGAGAATGTGCCACCAGAGGAGTTCTTAATCTCTAAGAAGGCTAGGACTATTGCCGATGCGCCTTTTGTAGCCCACAGAAAGTTAGCTACTCGCTCAGAGTTAATTGCAATGGGGTATGACAAGGATATTGTAGACAACCTTCCTACCTATGCAGATTTAACTTATAACCAAGAGAATGTGGCAAGGTTCGATCAAGGCGAGCAGCCTAGCGATCAAGCAAGCCTAGACTTCTCTATGCAAGAGATTGAGGTAATCGAGTCTTATATCAAGGTAGACTTTGATGGCGATGGTATTGCTGAGTTGCGTAAAGTTACCTATGCTGGCTCAGACATCTTAGATAATGAGGAAGTAGATTTCGTACCATTCTGTTCTATCTGCCCTATCCCTATGCCACACAAGTTCTTTGGTCATAGCCTGGCAGATCGAGCAGTAGATATACAACTGATTAAATCTACAGTAACCCGTCAGATCCTAGACAATCTCTACATGACCAATAGCCCAAGAATGGGCGTGGTAGAAGGTCAAGTAAACCTAGACGATCTATTAACAGTTACAGCTAATGGCATTGTGCGTATGAAAAATACCCAAGCCATCATCCCATTAACAGTACCACCAACTGCTAACCAATCATTCCCACTATTGGAATACTTGGATTCTGTACAGGCTAAGAGAACTGGCGTATCAGACCAGATGAACGGCCTTAGTCCAGATGTATTGCAGAACAGCACAGCTACAGCCGTTGCCATGATGCAAAGTAGCGCAGCAGGCAAAATTGAGTTAATTGCTAGGGTATTTGCTGAAACAGGCGTAAAAGACCTATTCCAGAAGATTCTACAATTACTTTGCAAGTATCAGGATAAAGAGCGTATTGTGCGTTTGCGTGGTAAGTATGTATCTATTGATCCTAGAGAGTGGACTAATGGCTTTGACATCTCTATCAATGTCGGTCTAGGCACAGGCAACAAGCAAGAGCAGATGGCGATGATCGCTATGGTGCTAGGCAAGCAAGAGGAAATCTTAAAGACTGCTGGGATTAACAACCCATTGGTAAGCCTGTCAAACTACAGACAGACACTAGGTCGCTTTATTGAGGCTGCTGGATTTAAGGACTCTAACGAGTTCTTTATGGAGATTACCCCAGAGCAAGAGCAGCAGATGGAGCTGCAAGGCCAACAACAGGGACAACAACAAGATCCAGCAATGGAGGCTTATGTAGCCCAGATGCAGGCTAAGATGGCAGCAGATAACGCCAAGGCTCAGAATGATATTCAGATCTCCCAGGTTAAGGCAGAGGCTCAGATTAGACTCAAGCAGCAAGAGTTTGAGATGACTATGGCTCTCAAGAAACAGGAATTTGAGTACGAGGCTCAGTTAAAGGCTTTGCAACTAGGCGCAAAACTATCACCAACGGCTAATATCCCTAATGTCCTATAACAAATCTGAGAGGGCTAAAGCCTATTTGTCAGATGAGTTCTTCCTAGAACTTGTCGAAAGTCAAAAACTGTTGTATCGTAACAACATATTTGACAGTAACGAAAATGATGTAGAAGTGCGAGAAAAGAACTTTCTCAAACTTAAAGTGATGGATGAATTTATAGCGACAATCCAAGCATTAGCTGATAACAAGCAAATTGCAGAGAAACGCTGGAAGATTTTATAACCACCTAAAAGGTAAATAACATGAGTGAAAACACCAATCCTGTAGAGGGAAGTGTTAATACAGTAAGTGATGCGGCTAACGCATTTTTGTCTATGATGGATACACCAGAGGAGAAAGCGCAAGCTCAATCGCAATCTGATGATACTGAAACTGAAGTACAGGATTCAGACGAATCCTACGAAGATGAAAATGCGGAAGAAACTGTAGAGTATGAGGAAGAAGCTCCTAGAGCTAAGACATTCAAAGTCAAAGTTGGCAATGAAGAAGTCGAAGTTTCAGAAGATGAACTCTTAAGCGGATACAGTAGGACAGCAGACTATACTAAAAAGACTCAGGCTTTAGCTGAAACTCGTAAGGCTGTAGAGGCTGAAAGAGGATTAGTTGAAGAATCTAAGAAGATGCGTGATCTTTACGCACAGCGCTTAGAGGCTATTGAGAGTGTTCTACAAAGCCAAAGCAATGTAGAGAACTTGCAAGAACTAAAGGAAACCGATCCTATAGGTTATGCAATAGCGGTAGCAGAGCGTAGTGAGAAAGAAAAGCAACTTCAAGCCGTACAAGCTGAAAGACAGAATCTTGCAAAACAGCAGGATGCCGACAGACAGCAAGCGTTACAGAAACATCTTGCAGAGGCAGCAGAACAACTGAAAGAGGCTATTCCAGAGTTTAGGGATGCCGCTAAAGCTGAAATTGTGCGTAGGGACATTCGTACTTATGCAAAATCAATCGGATTTAGCGACCAAGAACTAGCTCAAGTATATGACCCCAGAGCAGTTAAGACGCTATACAACGCAATGATGTACGAAAAGCTATCAGGTAATAAGGGTGCAGCCGTCAAGAAAGTACAGGATGCGCCAAAGGTATTAAAGTCTGGAACTTCCAATCCTGGCAGCTCCCAGAATGAACAAATGAAAAAGCAGTTTACTCGCCTACAAAAGACTGGCAAGAAGGCTGATGCAGCAAAACTTTTTGAACAATTTATTTAAAGGAATTAAATCATGGCAACATATCAGGTATATCAATCAATTGGAAACAGGGAAGATCTTTCGGATGTCATCTATTCGATTTCGCCAACAGATACGCCCATCATGAGTTCTATTGGCAAGACCAAGGCAACTGCTGTTTATCACGAGTGGCAGACTGACTCATTGGCAGCTAATACTACTGCTAATGCTTTAGTTGAAGGTGCAACTGCATCTGACATTACTGTTTCTCCTACAACTCGTTTGGGTAACTACACTCAGATCGTTGGTAAGACAGTTATGGTTTCTGGCACTTTGGAAGCAGTAGATAAAGCTGGTCGTAAGTCTGAGAAGGCTTATCAATTGGCTAAGATTTCTTCTGAAATCAAGCGTGATATGGAAACTATCATCACAGCTAATCAAGGTCAATCTGCTGGTAACTCCACTACAGCTCGTACATTAGGTGCTTTGCTCTCATACATTAAGAGCAATACAAGCAAGAATGGTACTGCTACTACTGGTGTAGACCCTGTAACAGTTGGTGTTTCTACTCGTACAGATGGTACAACTCGTACCTTCACAGAAGCAATGCTCAAGACTGTTATCGCATCTGTGTTTACTAACGGTGGTACACCTTCAGCATTGTTTGTTAGCCCAACACAAAAGCAAGTAGTTTCTGGCTTTACTGGTTTGGCTGCACAACGCTACCAAGTGCCTACTTCTGGTCAAGCGACAATCTTAGCTGGTGCTGATCTCTATCAGTCCGACTTTGGTGTATTGTCAATTGTTCCAGATCGTTTCATGCGTACTCGTGATGCTCTTATTCTCGATCCTGAGTATGCAGCATTGGCTTACCTACGCCCATTCCAAACTAACGAGTTAGCTCGTGTTGGTGATGCAGAAAAGACACAAATCTTGGCTGAGTTCACCTTGGAAGTTCGTAACGAAGCTGCACATGGCGGTGTTTTCGATCTGTCATAAGTAATGTAGAATAAGGGGATTGGGAAACTGATCCCCTTTTTCTAGGAGAATGTATGTCTGATCTCGGTAAACGAGGCAATCTCGGTGTAGTAGATGGAGTCATCCGTACTGCGTTTGCAGATGGCGAAGGTGGAATAGTTATTAAGTCGGAAGTAGATTTAACTGATTTTACGGAACATACAAAGGAACAATTCAATGCTAGAAGTTCTAAAACTGGCTGGGGTGATAACATATATGACCCTAAAAATAAAATTGCTTCATTGCCTGCTGAGATTATTAACACCCTCAACAGAGAAGGCATAATGCGTGGTTACCACATACTAGACCAAAAGGCCTTAGTAAAGTGGTTAAATAACCCTGACAACAGAGTATTCCGTACTAGGGGTGGCACAGTATGAGGATAGGAATCTGCGTTCCAGCAAGAGGGCAAGTAGAAATATCCACATCGTTTGACTTATCGGCATTAGTTAATTACACAGCAAAACAGACGAAACACGATATTAATCTGTACACATCTACAGGCACACTAATATTCGATCAGCGTAATGCGTTAGTAGACTCTGTTATCAATGAGCGTTGCGATTACCTAATGTTTATAGATGCTGATATGCGCTTTCCAAAAGATGCGCTTGTTCGGCTTTTAAAGCATAATAAAGACATTGTTGGCGTAAACGCTACTACTCGATCAGAGCCAGTAAAGCCTACTGCCAAAAACATTAACTATGAGGAAGATGGTTCTGTATCGTGGCTGCCTGTTTATTCCAATGTTAAAAAAGGAATAGAGAAGGTAGATGCCATAGGATGCGGTGTCATTCTCATTAAAAACTCAGCATTTAAGAAACTAGAAAAGCCTTACTTCTACTTTGAGCAATTGCCCAATGGGAAGTTATTAGGCGAAGATGTTTACTTTTGCATTAAAGCAAAAGATGCAGGAATAGACACTTATGTGGATCACGATCTTTCAATGGAGATAGGCCATATAGGTAATTACACATACGGCTGGCATAATATTGAGGTGTCCTAATGGGCTTTGCAACATACACAGAATTAAAGACTTCTATAGCAAGCTATCTAGGTCGATCAGATTTGACTGCGGTCATTCCTGACTTTATTACCTTTGCAGAGATTCGCCTGGCAAGAGAGATCCGTACTCGCCAAACTCTTAAAGTTGCTACAGCAACAATGACAGCAGCAGATTCTACTGTTGGCTTGCCTACAGACTTCTTAGAGATGCGAGATATATTTACCCAAGGCAACCCAAGAAATACTATTAGCTATTTATCGCCTTCCTTGTTCTCTCGTAATGCTAGAGCTGGTGAGTCTGGTCTGCCTGTGTACTACACAATTATTGGCGAGGAGATCCAATTTGCTCCAACTCCTGATTCAGCTTATGTTGTAGAGATGCTTTATTACTACAAGCCAACACCATTATCTACAAGTGTAACTACAAATGCTTATCTAGCTAACTTCCCAGATGCTTTGCTTTACGCATCCTTGGCAGAGGCAGAGCCTTATCTTATGAACGATGCCAGAGTACAAACTTGGGCTACCTTATACGACAGGGCTACTTCTGATATTAACGGCTCAGACGAAAGCTCAGAGTACGCTGGAGTACCACTAACAATGCAATTAACCTCACGATAGGATTTTTATGTCTGCAATCTCAAACTACCTAGAGAACGCATTAATTAACGCTACTCTACGCAATACTACTTTTACATCCCCAGCGACAGTCTATGCTGCGCTTTTTACTTCTGATCCAACAGAGGCTGGTACTGGCACAGAGTGTACTGGCACAGGCTATGCTCGTAAGGCCATTACCTTTGCTGCTCCTTCTAACGGAGTAACGACCAACTCTGCTGCTGCTGTTGAGTTTGACCAGGCTACAGGCTCATGGGGAACAATTACCCATTTTGCAATATTTGATGCTTTAACAACTGGCAATATGTTGTACTATGGCGCACTAACTACATCCAAGACCATTGCAAGTGGAGATGTATTTAAGTTCGCTACATCTAGCGTATCAGTAACTTTGGCTTAATATGTCTACTATAGTTACCAGAAGTGGTAAAGGTTCGCCATTAACCCATGTAGAGGTAGATGCTAACTTTAATAACCTTAATACAGACAAAGTAGAAAAGACTTCTGCTGCCATCACAGGCGGCACAATCAATGGCACTACTATAGGTGCTACTACCCCAGCCGCAGGTACATTTACTACTCTAACAAGCTCTGGTACAGCAACATTAGCTAATGGTTCTACTACTTATGTAACTGTTACAGGTGATGCTAGTTATCCAATGATAAAAGCTACTGGTGGCACAAATACACCATTAGTTTTATCGCCATTAGGTACAGGTGCTTTACAAGCCCAAAAGACAGACTCTACTGCTACAGGTGGTAATGCTAGGGGTGCTAATGCTGTTGATTGGCAGACAAGTAGAAGTAGTGCAGGGCAAGTTGCAAGCGGTACATACGCTACTTTAAGTGGTGGTATCAATAATACAGTTTCGGGTTTTGGTGCGGCTGTTCTTGGTGGTGGTACAAATACTGCATCAGTAACTTATGGTGCTATTGGCGGTGGAACTTCAAACAATGTAGGCTCATATTCATACATAGGTGGCGGTCAATCAAATAGCGGAACTGGGTTATTTAACTTTATTGGTGCTGGCTTCACTAACTCAGGCACATCAAGTTCAGCCGTAACAACCCAAAGCGGAACAATGAACGGCACAACAGCAGTAACGCTATCAGGTTCTAACGCATCAATTAAAGTTGGTCAAGCAATAACTGGCACTTCTATTACCACATACACTTATGTAGCCGCCATATCAGGAACAAGCCTTACCCTTTCCCAAGCCGCATCAGGTTCATCTACAAGCACTCTATCTTTCTATACCCCTCATGGAGTAGTAGTAGGCGGTGGTAATAACCAAGCTACAGGCAGTTATTCATTTATTGGTGGTGGTGGTGATGCTGGCACAAGCAGTAATAGGAATGTGGCTAGTGGGGATTGGAGTTTTGTTGGAAGCGGACAAAACAATACAGCTTCTGGAAAATACTCAGCGATTCTTGGTTATTATGCAACTGCTTCTGGAATTTCAGCTATTGCTTTAGGAGATGGTCCTTCAGCATCTGGCTCTGCCGCTATTGCAATGGGTAGAAATGGGATTGCTAATTCAGCATATTCAACTGCTATGGGTATGGCTGGTTCAACAAGAAGTATTACTGGATATATTGCTTTTTCTGCTCAATATAATTCTGTAGGAATTGCGGCTGGAAATGCTCAAGGTGGGCTACTTGTTCTTGGGGCTCAAACTACTAATGCAACAGCCACAGCTTTAACTTGTGATAGCGGTGCGGCTGGTTCTACAAACCAAGTAATACTACCTAACAACTCCGCTTACTTCTTTAGAGGTGAAGTTATCTCAGGAGTAACTGGCGGTGGAGATACTAAAGGCTGGACTATTGAGGGTGTAATTAAACGAGGTGCTGGTGTAGGAACTACAGCACTTGTTGGTACTCCTACAGTTACTTCCCTTTATGCTGATGCTGGTGCGGCAACATGGGCTATTGCAGTTACAGCCGATACAACCAATGGTGGTTTAAGAGTTACCTTTACAGGGCAAGCAAGTACGACTATTCGTACAGTTTGCCGCATAAATACTGTGGAAATGACCTACTGATTTGCATGAATTTTAACTAGGAGAATTATCTTGGCACTACAACTATCACTTACTCAAACTCAATTTGGCGTACCAGCCCCACAAGCCTACGCTAGAATTACTAACTTCTTTGGCACAAAAGACCAAATCCAAGTACAAATAGCTATTTACTATAACGAAGAAGCTAGACATGGCAACATGGCTACCGTTAAAGAAAACGCACACTACATTGCTATGGAAGATTTAGATGGTGATTTAATCCCTGCAATCTACGCAGTATTAAAGACCTTTACTGATTATGCTGGTGCAGTAGACGCATAATGGCCTTTGAAGATCAATATGTCGTATATGGTTATTGGGAATACGATTATTGCGTAGGAGATGTATTAGCTACAGATGGTGCTGGATCAATTGATGGCATAGGAACTATAAGCGGTAATCCTATAGCGGTATTTGCTGGTAATGGATCAATCAACGGAGTTGGTTCTACATCTAGCGATGGCATTAGGATGGCATTGGGTGATGGCTCTATTAATGGAGTTGGAACAGTAGTATCAGATGGAATAAGACAAGCATTAGGCGTTGTATCTATAGATGGCGTAGGCTCTATATCTGGGCTAGGAAACTTTACTGCTAGTGGAGATGGCTCGATCATAGGATTGGGAACAGTTGCAGTAACTGGTAACGCAGTATTTTCTGCTAACTCATCTATAAATGGACTCGGTACAATAGTAGTTATTGGGTATCGAATTGGTGAGGAGTGGAGCAACTCTGGAGTAGGATCTAATACATGGACTGCTGCCTCAGTTACAGGCAACAACTGGACAAACAAAACAGTAGATAGCAATACTTGGACACCTTCTAGCGTTACAAGTAACAATTGGACTAATAAATCAACGGGAAGTAATACATGGCTACCTCAATAGTAGAATTTGGCGAATGGCTACCAGACCAAGCTGGAATAACTGGTTCTATACAGGATGCCTACAATGTTGTTCCTCAGGCAGTAGGCTATGGCCCATTCCCTGAGTTGGTAGAACTATCTGGCGCAGCAAGCGAAAACCTAAACAATGTATTTGCTACTAAGTTTGGTGGCACTACTACCCTTTTTGCTGGTGGCTTTACTAAACTGTTTAAATACAATTCAACTACATTAGCATTGGCAGATGTATCTAAAGTTGGTGGATATTCTGGCTCTAATCGCTGGACTTTTGCTCAATATGGGCCATCCCTTATAGCTGCCAATGGAGTAAACAAACTACAAGTATGGAATCTAGCAAGCTCTACAGCATTTGCTGATCTAGATGCCGCAGCTCCTACTGCTAAGTTTGTAACTACAGTTAGAGATTTTGTAGTGGCTGGTAATGTATCAGGAGAGGAATCTACTGTTTATTGGTCTGACTTAAACGATGAAACAGATTGGACTCCTAGTGCCACAAGCCAATCCGATAGCCAGGTCATTGCAGATGGTGGTGATATTCGTGGTATTACTGGTGGTGAGTATGGATTGATTTTGCTAGAAAAAGCAATATCTAGAATGACTTATGTAGGTGCGCCACTATTCTTTCAGTTTGATACTATTGCTAGGAATATTGGGTGCTATGAGGCAAATTCAATAGTTCAGTTTGGTAATTTAGTATTTTTCCTAGCTGATGATGGTTTTTATATGTGCGATGGGCAGACAGTTACGCCTATCGGAGCAGAAAAAGTAGATCGCTATTTCTTTACCTATGCAGATCAATCTCAAATAGACAAGATGAGTGCCAGCATAGATGTCATTCGTAAGCTAATTGTTTGGCAATACACAGACATCTTTGCCCAAAAAAGATTATTAATCTACAACTTCCAAACTAAAAAATGGTCTGAGGCAGACACTACTTCTACTTATGTAGCAACATTGGCACAGGCTGGAGTAACTTTAGAAGGCCTAGATACCTTTGGGAATATGGATACTATAAGCACTTCTTTTGATAGCCGTATTTGGGCTGGCGGTAAGTTTGTATTGGCAGGGGTAAAAGATACCAAAATTGTTACTTTTACTGGATCTAATAAGTCTGGCTATGTTACTACAGGCGATCTAGGCAACGGCAATCAGTCAATCATTATGTTAGCCAAGCCAAAGGTAGATACTGGCTCTGCAAGCGTTTCTGTAGCCTCTAGAGCCTTGTTAAGCGATGTCCCTAGCTTTGGTACTGCCGTAGCAGCAGACAGCGAGAATAGGGCATCTCTGCGCTCTGGTGGCAAGTACCATAGAGTAAAGGTTTCCCCTACAGGGGCTAACTGGAAAACGGCTGTTGGTGTAGAGATCGAGTTAGTGCAACAGGGCGGTAGATAATGTTTCGTAGACTTCCTCCTGCTGGTGGCGATCAACGAGCCGTAGCTGAGATCGTTAATGGCATGATGGATGGCAAGACCAACAATACTGGGACTGTTACATTAGCCACAGGAAACGCAACAACTACCACTATTAGCGATCCTAGGATAAGTAGAGATTCTATGATTCTGCTAGTGCCTAAGTCGGCTGCTGCTTTTGCCGATACTGCACCTTATGGAGCGTTTCAAGACTCTACAGATCAAACAGCAGCAAGCACTACTACTGCGTATCCAATGACATTTGACACCACAGATTTTTCTAATGGTGTTTATTTATCTAATAGTAGTCGTTTAAATGTAAGAAATGCTGGTATTTATAATGTGCAATTTAGCGTACAGTTACAAAATACAGATAACGCACAACATACTGTAGATATTTGGTTTAGAAAAAACGGCACTAATATTACAGCATCAAACAGTATGTTTACTGTACCAGCAAGAAAAAGCGCAAGTATTTATGGTCATCTTATTGCAGCCATAAATTACTTTGTAGAACTTGCAGCAAATGATTATGTAGAAATTGTATGGAAAGCAGAAAGTACATTAGTTTCAATAGAACAACTGCCAACGCAAACTAGCCCAACAAGACCAGCAACACCATCAGTTATAGCAACTATGCAGTATGTAGCCCCTAATGCTATGGATAATGTTTATGTCAGCGCACAGACAAATGGCAGCGCAACACTTACCCATTTTGCCAATTCAACGGCTAGTAAAACTTATGGATATGTAATAGTTGGATAATTACCACTTTTCTACCAATTGTAGGTAAAATTATGGTATGCAAAAATTCTATGTAAAACCAGAGGATTTGAGGCTGTACTGGGATTATGTTAGAAAAGGTTTATTAAAGATTTTAAGTAAGACTCCTGAGGGGTGGATTCCTGAGGATGTATATGTAGAATGTTTCAATAACAAAGCTCTTTTATGGGCTTTCTCGCAGGACAACCGATTAGTAGGCTTTTCGGTTCTGCAACCCCAAGGCGATAATCTACATATATGGTGTTCTTATTTTGAGCATAACCTTGATCCTTGTTGGCAAGCTCTATTAGAGATCGCCAAGGCTGGTGGAGCAAGTACAGTAACTTTTGACTCTCATCGTAAAGGATGGGATGTGATAGCAAGAAAATATGGGTTTAGACCTAGAAAATGGATAAAGGATATTTGATATGGGCGGAATAGCACAAGCAGTTGGTGGCATCTTTGGCGGTGGTGGTGGTCAGCAAGTTACAGATAGAACTACGACTACTCGCAACGAAATTGATCCAATGCTCAAGCCTTATGTAGAGTTTGGTCTAGGAGAGGCAAGAAAGTTATACGAAACACAAGGCCCATCCTACTTCCCAGGGCAGACCTATGTAAGCCCTACACAAACTACTTTATCTGCACTACAAGCAGGAGAGAATCGAGCTACTGCTGGAAGTCCATTACTAAGAGCAGCACAAGCTGAAAACTTAGCTAATGTACAAGGACAGTATCTAGGTGGAAACCCTTTCTTTCAAGGCGCATTTAATCCTGCTGCCAAAGCTGCTCAACAATCCTATTACGATGCTATTCAGAATGTAACTTCTAAGGCTGCTAGTGCTGGTCGCTATGGCTCTGGTGCTTATGGTCAATTAACAGATCGTGCTACTGGCACTTTTGCCAATGCGCTTACTGATACTGCTGGCAAACTAGCCTATCAAAATTACGCAGACGAAAGAGGTAGACAGGCTGCTGCTACTGCTGCTGCGCCTGGCATGGCAGAGGCAGACTACGGAGATATTCAGCGTTTACTAGCAATTGGACAGGGCAGAGAAGGTTATGCTCAGACTGCATTGCAAGACCAAATCAATCGTTATAACTACGAGCAAAATCTGCCACAAGCTAAACTGCAATCATTCCTAAGTGGCGTATATGGCGCACCTAGTGGCGGCACTACTACAGCAACTCAGCCTATTTACTCTAACCCAGGACAACAAGCTCTAGGAAACTTACTAGGTATTGTTGGTACAGGAGCAGCAGCTTATACAGCGTTTTCTGACATTCGTACAAAAGAAAATATTGTTAATATTGGCAATGGTAAACACAATCTACCAGTTTATATGTTTGACTATAAGCCTAAATGGAAAGATCAAGCTGGTCATGGTAGGTTTATTGGTTATATGGCTCACGAAGTGGAAAAAGTTGCTCCACAAGCAGTTATTACTCGTGCAGATGGTATTAAACAAGTTCGTTACGATTTAGTTTAGGAAAAATTATGGACTCAAATTATTTAGACGAGCTTTTTAAAAACTCATATTTATCCAATATTGGATATGGCAGTAGTACAGATGGTTCAATTGGATCTGGTGGAATGAATAGTTATTTATCTAATATTGGTTTAGATGGCGGTGGATCATTTACTGGTCAAGAGGCTTTTCAATTGCCAATGTCTGCTTATACTCCAGAATATCTAAATATGCTTGCACAATACCAAGGCGTAGATGCTGGCAATGCAAGTTACTTAGATAGATTGCTTAGAAATACAGAGCAAGGTTTATATAAGCAAGAAGGATTAGCTCAAAAAGCATCTGGTCAAACAGTAACAGATCTGTTAAAAAAACAATCTCAACAAAATGCACTTGGTCAATTAGGGCAAATTGGATCTAAAATGCAACAACAAAATAATCCTCAACAGGCTGATGTAAACAGAATGGCGCAACAGCAAGCAATGATGAGCAGAGGGCAAAAAGTAGATACTACTTCTGCGTTGTTATCTTTATTGCAAGACCAAAAAATGTTAAGACAACCAAGACTATCTTTAATCTGAGGCACACATGGCATATATTCCATCATATTACGAAGGCTTATTATCAGAAGATGATATGTCATCTTTACGCCTTCAATCACTTGCATCTGGATTATTAGGTGCAGGCGCAGCATTTTCTAGAGCTGGCGCACCGTCTACCATGCCACAAGGTAGTGGATTTAGCGAGGCACTACAAGGCTTTCAAGGTGGCTATCAAGGAACTGTAGATACTGCATTACAAAATATGTTGAAAGCTACTCAGGTTCAAGAGTTAGTGCGTAAGCAAAAAGAAGCACAACAATTAAAGCAATTATATGCAGGCGCATATACCCCAGCAAAACAAACTGCTATCCCTTCAGAAGTAGGGCCTTCTGTAGTAGAAACACCAGCATCTTTTGATATGACTAAAATTATTCCACAGTTAATAGGCGGTGGATATATTGATAAGGTAAAAGAAGCTGCTGATACTGCAACTGCTCTACGAGAGTCTGGTCTTTATGGTGGTAGCGGAATGAAACAATCTGATATTGCTGGACAAGTTAAAGAAGCAATACAAGTTCTTGGAATTAAAGATGCAAGCGGAAGATTAAAAACTCCAGATATATTTACACCACAAGAGCAAGAAAGAGTAAGAAATTATATTTCTTCATCTGATGCAGCAAAAGCTCCAAAAGTTAATTTATCTGATCCTACTGCTGTTGCTAAAGCACAAGCTGAAAATGTAAAAGATTTTAATACTCAAATTAAAGACTATAGAGAAGTTGGTAGAAGATATAATGCAATGGTTGATGCACACAAAGATCAAGCAAATCCAGCAACAGACTCTACATTAATTTATGGTCTTGCAAAAATTTATGATCCTTCTGGCGCTGTACAACAAGGAGATATTGCAACCATTAAAGGTAAGCGCAGTATTCCAGAATCAGTTGTTGGTTTAGCAGATAGAATTTCTCGTGGTGGAACTCTTACAAAACAAGAAAGAGATAATGTAATATCTACTGCATATAGCATGGTTAATAGCTATTCTAAATCTGTTCAACCAGATGTAGATACTTATAGATCATTTTCTAAATCATTTGGTGCTAATCCAGAGCAAATTAAAAATCCTTTTGAATCAATTTCAAAGCCAGATTACATATATGTAACTATTGGTGGGCAACAAGCAAAGGCTCAAAAAGGCAAAGATAATGCGTACTATATTCAGCGTGGCGATCAATACTATAAGGTGAGCGATTAATGGTTACTCTTACAGCCGTTCAAGGCAATCCATTTGAAGATCAGGAAAAGAAAAAAATTGAGCCATCTAGCAATATAGATTTAGGCTTGCCAAAACTTCCTGTACCAACAGCACAAACTCCAGAGATTACAAGTGCTATGGTTGGCCCTATGGAAAGTTTTAAGATGTTTCTTGGAACTTTATCAACAACAGACCCAAGAGCATTACAAGACATTGTTTTAAAGTCTGTAGAAGGCGCACAAGGCGGTGAAGATGCCCAAGGTAGCCCGTATGTTGTAATTGGTGGAAAGCCATTTTATACAAACAAGCCTGGCATTTCTCCTGTGGATGCTATTGGTTTTGGTGGTGATTTACTAGCCTTTCTACCAGTTGGCAGAATGGCATCAATGGCAAAAAATGTAGCTACAAGACTAGGAATTGCTGGTCTTACTAGCGGTGCTATTTCAACTGGAAAAGAATTAGGAGCGCAATTATTAGGGTCAGAGCAACAAGTTGATACAACTAAAATTGCATTAGATGCTGCATTTGGTGGTGGTGGTCAATTAGTTGGCGATGCTCTTACAACATTTATTAGAAATAGAAAACCAGTATTTAACGCTAGTGGAAATATATCTGCTCAATTTTCAGATGAATTAAAAAAAGCTGGAATTAACATTAATGATTTTGGAACAAAAGGACAGGAAGTTCTTGTTTCTGCTTACAAGAATTTAGGATCATCTTTTGGTAAAGAGGCTGAAAGAGTAACTGGTGCAGCAAGGTCTGCTGAAACTGGTGGCATTCCACTAACAACTGGTCAAGCTACTGGGGATGTCCGTCAAATTGCAAAAGAAGAAGCAATGCGCCAAGGCGGTAGAGGTGGTATTGCTCAAAAGATTATGCAAAAGTTTGAAGAAGGTCAAAAGGCTGCAATTGGTCAGAAAGCAACAACAATTGGGCAAGAAATTGCTCCAGCATCTACAGTTGGCACACAGTCTGAAGCTGGTGGTATGTTGTTTGAAACATTAAGAGGAAAGCAAAAAGAACTTAAAGGCGCAGCATCTAAAGCCTATGACGAAACAGACTTAAGAACTTTAGCTGTACCAACTGCAACAACATCTACATTAACAAGCAAAATTTCTGATGCCATTAAGCAGGGAGATTTTATTCTTAATGAAGTAAATACTCCAGCAGCAGCTAACGCCTATAACTCATTGGTAAATATTATTCCAAAAGTAGATAAGGCAAATGTAACCCAGATTAACTTAAAGTCTTTAGAGTCTACAAGAAGATCGTTAGGTCAATATTACAAAGCAGCAGCAAACGATGCAGATAGAAATGCTGTGTCTATACTTACTAGACAATTTGATGATTGGCTAGATGATACTGTAACAAAAGGATTGGCAAGTGGCGATTTAGACCAATTGTCAAAACTAAAAGAGGCTAGAGCATTATCTAAAGATTATTTTAATAAATTTAAAATTGATCCAAGATCTGCTGATGTTGATGCTCAAAAGGTTATTGATAAAATTGTTAGCAAAGATTTAACGCCAGTAGAAACAATGAATTATTTATTTGGCGCAGCAAAGCTAGGTGATAATCAAACAGCCGTAAGAACTGCTAAAAAATTCAAAGAAATTTTTGGTGATACATCTCCAGAGTTTGATGAGTTTAGAAAAGCAGCTTATCTAAGACTTGTACAAGATACACAAGGAAACATTAAACCAGCAAGCAAAATTGTTGGTGAAGTAGATGAGCTTATTCTTGGTCGTGGATCTGCATTGGCAAAAGAAATATTTACACCAGAGCAAACAAAATCTTTAAGAGATTTTAGGTCTGCAATTAGCAAAACATTAACTCCAGCAGAGGCAACAAATCCATCTAAAACTGGTTATGAAATTGCACGACTTGGAGAGGATATATTCAAGGGTATTGGAATTATGAGTGCGCTAGGCGGTGATATTGGTACTGGCGCAGCTATTAGTGCGGTTGGTGGTGTATTAAAACCAGCAAGAGGGGCGTTGCAAGCAATACAAGCAACTAGGGGGGTAACTGCTCCTGCTTTACGAAGTATGTATGGCGCACCTGTTGGCATTGCAAGCGGTAATATTGCTGCCGATCTGCTAAGAGAAAGAGAAGATATGCAACTAAGAGGATTATTAGGAGAGTAATTATTGCTCCATATAATCCAAATATCGCATAAGAAATATGACCAATTACAATTGATAAAGCAATAGATAAATTTTGCATAAAGGCTAAAGATGGCAAAGACTAAGATTTCGGAATTTGATAGCACACCAGCTAATAATACAGATATAGACAGTATTAACATTGCAGAAGGCTGCGCTCCGTCTGGCATTAACAATGCTATTCGTGAGTTAATGAGCCAACTAAAAGACCAACAAACAGGCGCATCTGCTGATAACTTTACTGTAGGTGGAAACCTAGTAGTAAATGGTACATCTGTTCATACTGGCGCTACTACATTTACTGGTGCTGTAGTGATGTCTACTGCTTTGCCTGTAGCATCTGGCGGTACAGGCGCATCTACGGCTGGTAATGCTAGAACAAGTTTAAGTGCCGCTAGTAGTGGTGCAAACTCAGACATTACATCTATTACTGGATTAACTACTGCATTAGCTGTAGCACAGGGTGGTACAGGCGCAGCAACTCATACAACTAAAGGTGTATTGATTGGAAATGGTACTTCTGCTGTAACTACAGTATCTCCAAGCACATCAGGAAATGTATTAACATCAGATGGAACAAGTTGGACATCTGTTGCAGGGGCTTACGCATTAACTAGCATGACTGTACAAGCATCTACAAGCGGTACAAGCATTGACTTTACTTCTATACCATCTTGGGTAAAGCGTATTACTGTGATGTTCAATAGCGTTAGCACTAATGGATCATCTACCATAATGGTTCAACTTGGTGATTCAGGCGGTATTGAAACATCTGCGTATTCAGGTGCGGCTACTGGTATTGGTGCTGGTGGTGGATTAGCACAATCAGCTTTATCTACTGGCTTTCAACTTTGCGATAATGCAAATCATTCTGCTGCTGCTACATGGTCAGGAAGTATGACTATTTCACAATTAAGCTCATCTTCAAATATTTTTTCAGCATCAGGAACTTTTGGTCGAGGTGATTCTGCCGTTTCAGGAATGGTTGGTGGAGTTAAAAGCCTTTCTGCAACTCTTGACCGAATTCGCATTACCACAATAGGTGGCACAGATACATTTGATAATGGTTCAATTAACATACTTTACGAGTAAACCATGGCTGAAATTGACTTATTTAAGTATGGACAACTTGTAGCTCAAGTAGATGCTATGGAGAAAAAGATAGACAAGTTAGAGGAAGGCATGAGTGAATTACTTGCCCTCGCCAATAAAGGAAAAGGTGGGTTCTGGATGGGGATTGCTGTTGTATCAGCCTTTTCTACATTTATTGGTTTTATAAGCCACTACTTTACAGGCAAATGATGTGTCAGATCCATTCGGAATTACAGACGGAGTTAAATCCGTTACAAGTAGTATTAATGAGTCAGTAAAAGCTAGTCAAGAACTTAGCAAGGCTATTGATGGTGTTTTAGAAGTAGCAGATAAAGCAGCAAAAGAAAGGGCAGATTCTAGAAAAAAAGCCAGACAAGTAAATCCAGACACTACTACCATTATTGAGGCAGTAGACGAATGGCAAAGACTTTTAATAGCAAAGCAATCTGAAACACGAATACAAGAACAGATTATTAGTAAATATGGTTCTAAGTCTTGGGAAGAAATACAAGGTATTAAAGCTAGAAAGCAATGGGAAGATAGGCGTGATAAGCATTTAGAGCAGCATGATAGACGAGTAATGAAAAGCGTTATGCTGTTGTGCTACATATTTTCTGCATGGATAGCATACGAATGTACATGGGGTATATGGAGATGAAAGACGATTTTGATTTGTTTATGTGGGCTTGGGTGGTTTTAACCAGTTGGGCTGCATTTGGTATTTACTTATATTTGAGGTATTAAAATGTTTACTTTGCTTACTACTTTAGTTTCTTTCCTAGCTGGCGGTCTGCCAAAACTAATGGACTATTTTCAAGATAAGTCTGATAAGGAACATGAACTAAACTTAGTTAAGATGCAAACTGAGCGTGAGATGGAGATGCTCAAGGAAGGCTATATAGCCCAGGCTAAGGTAGAGGAAATCCGTACTGAGCAGATTGCTATCCAAACTGCTGAGAAAGAGCGTGAGTCGCTTTATGCCCACGATATAGCTATTGGTCAAGGTGCAAGCCAATGGGTGATTAATGCCAGAGCATTTACTCGCTCATTTATTACTTATGGTCTATTCTTTTTGTTTGCTTTTGTAGAGATATTTGGTTTTTACTATGCCGTTAAAACTGGCGTAGATTTCAGCATTGCTCTTGATATGTTATGGGATAACGAAACACAAATCATTTGGGCGAGCGTTGTATCATTCTGGTTCGGATCGCAGGCCTTCAAATCTAAATGAGTTTAGATCAGCGTGTCATTGACATGATTAAACACCATGAAGGTGTTAGAGTTCGCCCATATCAATGCCCAGCGTTAATATGGACTGTTGGCGTAGGCCATGTAATCGACCAATCACACATTAGAGTTTCATTGGCAGAGCGTAAAGCATTGCCTATTCCTGATGGCTGGGATCGCACTCTATCAATGGGGGAAGTAGATGAAATACTTACTAAAGATTTACAGTCATTTGAAAGCGGAGTTAAACGATTATGTCCTAATGGGCTTACTCCTGGTAGGTTTGGCGCACTTGTTTCTTTCGCCTTCAATGTTGGACTCGGTAATCTCCAAAATTCTACCCTTCGCATGAAACACAATAGAGGCGAGTTTGAGTCTGCTGCCGAGGAATTTCTAAAGTGGAATAAGGCTGGTGGTAAAGAATTAAAAGGCCTTACAAACAGGCGCAAAGACGAAAGAGCTTTATACTTATCTTAAAATGGGTCTGTTAAATTAACATACTTAAACCAACTGACAGGGACATCAAAAAAGAACTCCCCACTAGGGACTTCCCTATTATTGACCTCTATCAATGGACACTTTTTCACCAACTCAGCTTTCAGCCAGTACGCATGACTTAAGTCGTGAGTTAGTGCAAAAAATAGAACAGGGCGATCTTGCTGAAACAATTTTGCTTTACGATGCGCTATATGAATGGTGGGATGGTGGCAATAAGCCCAGCCCCGTACTTCAACTTCAACAAAGCCAACTGGATTTTCTGCTCTGTAGGCGATTAAATCTACTCCATACACATTAGGGTTTTCCCTGCACTCTAATCCCCACTTCATTTGCATCCATTCTGATACAGCTTTCCTAGCTGGTGGATCGTAGCGGTCATGGAGTGCTTGGTCAAAGCGTTTGCCAGCGTAATCGGTAGGGCGCTGGCTCTCCTTCGTGAAGGTTAATGCCGATCTCATCTGTTATATTTAAAAGGGTACATCTCCAAGATCATCATCTACGATGGTGTTCTTTGGCATTTCATCTCTACCTTTAGGGATAAAGTTGTCCTTTGGTGCTTTTTCCTTGCCGACTGATCCCGAAAAGAACTTACCATTCTTGCCATCTTTTAGCCAGGCGTTAAGGTAATGCTCTTTGCCGTTAATCATTATTGATCCAGCATAATCAGGATGTGTTTCTTTTTCCTTACGATTATTCTTGAATAGGCTAAAGTTGCCGTCTTTCATTTCATAGGCCATTTTTTCTCGCTTTCAATTTAGTTAATGTATCTTCGACCTCGCTTAAGAACTTCTCTACTTCTACTTCCATTGCCTTGATATACTCCTCATCCCTTTCAAGGCGCACTACGAACAGTTGCAAGTCATCTGGTAGCCTAGGGTCAAACGATACGAAATCGCACCACCTAGACCCTGTTACAGCCATCTGGCATTGCATCTGAGGGATATACTTTGCTGGCGGTTTGCCATCCATCAAATAATCTATATGGGTACTACTATTGGGACACTTAATCTCAATCAGACCATTCCCCACAAGTCCATCTGGGCTACATCCAAACCACTTAATTGTAGGATGATCCATAAAGGCTACTTGTTCCACAAAGTTCCCTTTTGCAACCTCATACGCTACCCTAGCCATTGGCTCAGTTTGTGTACCCCATTCCATTGCAGCATTGGTAAAAGACTCGCTTGGTAGCCCTGTAAGCCTCTGAACTACCAATTCCGTACGATATTTGGTACGACTTGCAGACTCCCCAGACTTCCCCTTACTTAGCACATCTGCCATACGACTAGCAGTTACCTTGCCCAGCCTGAGTTGATGCCAGGCATCCGTACCCTGCTCTACGGCTACCCTATCTTCTGTAGTAAAGGTAGTCATAGTTTGGCCTCTGCTAAGAATTTTAAATGCTCTGCCAATGTAGCTACCTCGTTTGCAGCTTGAGCAGCTCGTTCATGGTTATTTTTTGTTTCATGGTTATAGTAGCTTTTAAGAACTTGGTTAATCTCTATAAAAACTTCTGAATAATCTGTCATATTTTTTTGCTATTCGTAGTTAGTTTTTGTGCCTTTGCCTGGTCGCATCGGGACTGTTTCTGCATTAATTCCATGTAATCTTCTGTGCAATCATCGCAAATATTGACTACCTCTTGGGCATGATCTCTTAGATACAGCCAAGCCTTGTAATCCCTTCTTGATGGGTAGCATAAAGGATACCATTCACTCGTCATCGTGCATTGGCTTTTGCTCTGGCTGAACAATAAAATCAATATCTTCTAATTCGTTCATCTCCCATTTGCGAGAGAATTCAGCAGATAAGGCATCTATCGCAGCGTTCCATCCAAGCATGAAATACTCTTGTGGATGGTATACAGGCTCAGATAACTTATTAAAAGCCTCAAGGCACTTTTTATTAATCACTTTCGTTTTCTCCATTGATAAACGACTGTTTCACTAGGCGTTAGCTTTTTGGGCTGATCGTCTAAGGTACGAGCAAATTCTGCTTTAAAATCTGCCCACTTTTTCTTGTAGAACTCTTGCTCACTAGCTGGAATATAGCCATGCTGTTTTCTCCAGCGCAAAGCTATGTCTGTAGAGCTTGGGGTATAAATAAAGTTATTTTCCATATTTTCTATCTGCCTCTCGTTTTAAACAAACTCCACACTTCCACCTACTTACCTTATTAATCTTTACCAACTTAAAATCACTAGCTGGTCGTAGAACTTGACAACTAACACACCACTTTCTGTCCATCCCAGCCTTCCTTTAAATAACCGAATTCTGACGCATCGCATACGGCTCTCAAATCTAAACATACATCGCATTTGTCCACCCATATCCTGTATTGGTGATCCTTTGGTTTATGAACTCCCCAGGTGCTACCACAAGGGGAGCAAACATTATCAGGCTGCTCCTGTGCTAGTTTCATTAAATTGGGCTTTCATTTCGTTGTATGCGTTAGTGATAGCATCTAAAAACTTAGCGTTTCCCTTATATTTCTTGTAAGATTGAGCAAAGGCCACCTTGAGTTCGGCAGGGCTTTTTTGCGCCTTAATTTCTGCAATAGCAGCCGTTAGCGTATCTTCTGTGTCTACATCATCCCACAAATCTTCCCCTACATATAGGCTTAATCCTAGACCATGTAGAGCTATTGCTTTAGCCAGACAACGCTGCATAGCAGTATTTACGGCAAAGGCATCAGGGTTAGGCACAGCCTTATTGCGGTAGTCCATTACAGGCAACTGGGCAGTCATAGACTTGCCAAAGGCGGTTACTGTACAAAAGACCATTACTGTATCGCCAAACGATACAGGCTGACCATAAGTCCATGTAGCCTCTGGATCGTGTTGCAACAATGTATCAACAGCCCATGCCCAACTCAGATAACTAAGATTGTTTTTCTTTTCTATCTTGCTAGAAACATCTACATTTCTAAGCTCTAAATATTTGCTCATTTTGATTCCTTCACTATGTTAATCGGATCTCTGCTACTTTTTCCATGTAAGCCCAGCTATGGTAATACAGCTTACGGCCTAGGGATTCCCAGTCTTTTCTTGCTACGCAATCACGAATAAACTCTTGTAGATTTGTATCGTCTACATCTTGCCCAATAGACTCAGCAAAGTTGCCTAGGTCTGTAGGATCAAACTCAGGGTCATTCTTAACTGCATCATACAAACGCTCATCGAGTTGCTCTTGCTCTGCCTGGTCATCGTATGGGGCTTCATAATAAGAATTGTTGTTGTACATTTATCTTCTCCACGAATTGTTAAAGTTGTTGTAGAACAAGAACGCTGGGGGATTCTGCATAGGACAATCATTAGTCTTATAGCAAGGCGTTTGATCTACTACATCGGTCTTATAGCGTTTGATTGGTATAGGCGCACAGCCTACTAAAGAGATTGCCAGAATCAGGATTAAGGCTCTCATAATGTATAAACACCAATACGAAAGCCATACACAGTAATTACAAAAGCTACAATTACAAATCCTAATATGCCACCTAAAATAAAGTCTTTCATTTTGCTACTCCTTCACGAGTGTTTGAAATCTCCCCCGAAGGGGAGTGTTAATTAAGCTACTAACTTTTCTCTTTCTAAAGTTTTAAAAACATCTACAATTTTTAGAATATCAGAAGGACTTGTTTCTAGCTCTAGCTCTTCTTTAAAAAATTGTTGAAGTTGTTGAACTGTTACATCGCTAACAAGGTAGCCATCATTAGTTTTAAAACCCATTGGCATAAAAGTTGATTTCATTTTGTTACTCCTTCACGAGTTATTAATAAAATTTACTACTTACATCTACTACTAAAATTTGTTGCATGGATAAATCTTAATCTACAAATGTAGAGATTTGCAAATATATTTCTAAGGAAAACCCTAATGTTGCTTTTTTGCACACTTTTGGGATGGTGTAGAATAAAATGTCTACAAAGGAGCATATATGAATACTGTCGTATCTTTACCACAAACAAGTTCATTTGACAAATTAATGACCGAATTTGGGACTATCAAGATCCTATGCGAAAAGATCGGGGTCAAGTATGTAACGGCCTATGCCTGGAAGATGCGGAACGGCATCCCTAAAAAATGGCATACAGCGATCATAGAGGCATCAGAAGGAAGATTGACAGAGAATGACCTCGGTTAGCCAAAATGCTCGCACAATCTCTCTAATGGAGTCTAGAGGGTATAAGTGCGACCTAGTGGAATCCTACAATCACTTCTCTAGAAGGAAAAAGGATTTATTCAATATTTTTGACATTCTGGCTATTGGCAATGGGGAAACAGTCGGTATCCAGATCACTAGCAAAAGCAATATGTCCTCTAGGATTAAGAAGATCTCCGAGTCTGAATTCTTGCCAGAGCTGGTGCGGTCTGGCTGGAAGATCTTAGTTTTAGGATGGTTTAAGCAGCCTAATGGCAGATGGGCTTGCAAAGAGTTTGAGATGTGATGTAAGATACGATTTCCTAAGTTCGAGGCTCTAACGACATACCAGGGATTTAGGATCATAGTGCTACTGGGGGTAAAGGATGAAACAGCACAAAGTAGGTGGCGAAGCCAGAGCCTACTCCTTGAAAGTCTGGCGGGTTCTGTAACTCCGATGGAGCAGATGAAGGCGAATCTAGGTAGGCTAGGTTCGTTCACCGAAAGAGCAGTAACCTTCCTAAAGACTAATACATAGGTATATACATACAAATATTGATTGTCTGTACATATCAATAGCTATATGTATAAAAAACAAAGAAAAGTGTAAAAATAAAAAAATTGTGTAATTTACTACACAAAAACAAAACACTTGCATTAATGTAGATTTGTAGATTAAGATCTAAGTTATGAGAGAAATTAGAAAATCCATGACTGGTCTATGTGCCGATGCCAGCAGTTGTTTTCCGACTTGGCAAAAGAAATCCCTTAAGCTAGATTGGCTAAAGAATAGAGTTCTCTACAAGGGAACTACTAACCTTGGCGAGATCATCTGTACGCCTGTGTTCTTTGGTACAGACGAGCATAAAACAGGGCTAATAATGGATGCTATTACAGGCACTTGCTACAAAGGTAGTAAATGCTGCACATCCGATGCTATAGAGTTGATTTCCTACAAACCAGAGCAGGGACTAGATAAAGAACTTTTAGCCATGCGTAGTAATAAAACCCTAGGAGTATAAATGTTAGAGCCAATACCTTTTGCTGGATATGTAGAGATACCAGACGAGCTAACAGATAAAGAAATAGTTGATATTTATCAATCATCCTATTGTCAAAGTGGGTTAGACGAATGGGAATTTAACCCTATATATTTTGCTAGAGCAATACTAAAAAAGGCTAGTGAGAAGTGAGCTTTACGATTTATACGCATGATGGCATGAAAGTAATCCAATGGTTTAAAAATATAGATGAGCTGTGTATAGCTATGCTTAACAACCCCAAAGACTTTTATCATAGGAACATATGAAAAACTTTAAGGAGATACTTCTACATGAAGTTGCTGAAAGACAACGCCTGGAACAAGTTGAGGGTCGCAAAATGGATCGGAACAATCCTGTGTTTGATCGGGATATTTCTCACCTCATTAAATTTCTACCCAATCAACCTTCATTTTGGTTTAATAGGTAGTGCGATCTGGGCGTTAGTTGGTATATATCAAGAAGATATACCATTGTTCGTTGTAGAATTTGTAGCTGTATTTTTTTATGTAGTTGGTGTCTATTACTCGTGAAGGAGCAATAATGTCAGATTTATTTGAGCAGTTTTGGAGTTTATATCCTAGGAAAGTTAGCAAGCGTATGGCGCATCGTAGTTTTTATAAGCTAACCCCAGCAGAGCGAGAGCAAGCAGTAGAGGCTTTGCCAAACCATCTAGCATACTGGAAATCGCAAGATACGCAACTTGCGTATATACCACATTTAGCTACTTGGCTTAACCAATATAGGTTTGAGGATGAAATCGTAATAGAAGAACCAAAGGTAAATAAACGACCTGAGTTGCCTTGGTACAGCTCAGAAGAACTCACAATGAAAAAAGCTCAAGAAATAGGAGTCCAGGCTTATGCTGGAGAAGGATGGCAGCAATGGAGAGCAAGGATTAGCCAAAGGATTAAACAACTTGAAGAACAAACATAATGAGGAATGGCGTAACGAATGTGAGGCTAGAGAGCTATTAACATGGCCTATAGCAACCAGACGAAAACAACTAGCATTAGTATTAGAAAAGCGTGGATGGGAAGCCACACTTAAACTAAAAGACGAAATGGAAAGACAATGGAAATTGACCCGAGCAAAGCAGTCCAATTTATCTACGAGCAATCAGGAGTCTTTGCAGCAGCCAAAGCAGATAGAACTTATATAGAGAACTATCTGCGATCTGCTAAAAGCCGTCTTATGCTCGAATCTACAGCTCCAAGCATCGCTGCTAAAGAGATGGAAGCCTACGCTACAGATGATTATGTAAAGCTCTTAGAAGGGCTAAAAGAGGCAGTAGAAGTAGAGGAAACATTAAGGTGGAAGTTGATAGCAGCCCAAGCAAGAATAGAGATATGGCGCAGCCAAGAGGCTACTAATCGCACTATAGACAGGGCTACACAATGAGCGATCTACCATACTACATAGGTATATTTATTATTGCATCTACAATAGTTTCTATATGGCTTGCTTTTAATGGTAACTAAAAATGAAAAGATCGCACTCAATAAGATTGCAGAACTCGGATGTATTCTATGCTCCGAAGTCCTTGGGATTGAAAGCAGATCGCCAGCAGAACTCCATCATGTGCGGAGATTTGGAGCTGTTAGGGCTACATCCCCGATCTTGCCTTTATGCCCAGAGCATCATAGGGGAAACTCTGGCCTTCACGGATTGGGTGTCAAGCGTTTTGAAAGAGAATACAAAATATCCTGTGAGGAGTTGCTGGAGCGAGTCAGTCAGAAACTTGGAAAGGATGATAAGTGAACGAAACGAATAAAATTGTTAATGAGCTAGTAGACCTATATACAGGCAAGGTAGTAACTCAGCATGAGAATGAAGTCTTATTTAGAGTTGTTAAACTAATCAGAGATCTAGAGGATCAGTCTAAGATGTATAAGTCGCTACTATCAAGCCAGACTTGCGAAGGCAGCCACTAAAGCTCTAGAGAGTCCCAACCATATTCTCGGGCGCATTGTTTGGTGCGAGATTTAAAGGCTTTTCCATGTTTGTCCCATGCTCCTGTTTTCCAGAAACTCATGTGGCAGACCTCATGTATTAATGAGCGTTGGATTGTTCCCAACTGTTCATTCTTTAATCGGCTAATCGTAATGATGTGTGGCTTATCTAAAGATTCGTCATAGCGATAGGTAGCCATTGCATCCTTTTCCCTAGTTACTTTGAACTGGATTAATTCTGGTGGTGGTAAGTCCCATTTTCTTAGTGGATGACAGCAAGAAAAAGACAAGTACATTTGCTCCAGAATAAATGGCGTTATCTTCATACCTTATTAATACATCCTCTAAATTCAAATTCTCCATTCTGCTCATCTGTAACCATAATCAACTCAGGCATTAGCATACGGCCTTGATCGAATGAAAGCATTGCAAAACCACTACGCCAATCTTTAGGACTATCCTCGCAGTATTCAAAGGTAGAACTATGTGGATCAGCTAGGCATCCAGTCTGAATACCCCAATAAGTTCCTTGATACCCAGTTATCGGACTACAACACAATACATGGGTATGCCCAGTAATGATGTTGGTAGATCCACCAGCACCAACTAAGTTGGAATATCCAGCAGTACGACCACCTTTATAGCGGTGTTTGACTACTGTATTTTCCCCAATCCAAAACGACCAGCAAGTTTCCCAATTAGGAAAATGATACTTAAGGCTAAATCCATCTACCCCAGAATACTCAGGTACTTTATTAACAAGCCAAGCTTCATACCTCATATCGTGATTACCAAGAGTCCAGATTAAACGACAGCCAGGCGGTCTATGTTTTTCTATCTCATCTAAATGCCAACGACAAGCATTAAGCTCCTCTAAGACTGTAGGTTTTTGATCGTAATTGATAGAAGGAAAACGGCTAAGAACTTGTCCATCAAAAGCATCACCATTACAAATAATTACCTCTGGCTTAAAGGTATCAATCATTAATAATAGGGCTTTAAATGCTGTAGTAGTGGTATCGGTAAAGTGAGCATCTGAAAATACAATCACTCGCTTAACCTTATCTATATCTATTCCCCTGCGTACATTGTGCGGAGTTTGTTCAATCTTTTTTAGTTTCTCTTTTTTAGGATCTCGCATTGAGGCATGAGTAGGAAGTTTGATGTCATATCTAATCTCAAGGCTTGCTCTGCGATTAAGTGCGCTCCTAGGGTTAATACCTAGTTCTTTGCCAACTAAAGTAGGAGAGCCAAGTCTTTTCCAGCACTCTATGAATTTTTGATCTTCTTTATCAGATTGTTTCATATCTACCTTTGTCATAAGATATTGAATATAATACAATAAATTAATTAAAATTAAATGACAACATGGAATCTAGGCTAAAAAATTGGGCTTGGTATGTTACTTGGGGAGTTATTGGCCCACAGGTGGAAACTACTTGTCGCAGTTTTGAAAAGAATTATGTCCCAGAGTTGGGCAATTTATATGCAGACCCAGAGCCACACTACGAGCCAGACCATGTAGACGGAGATCTGATAGAGCAGGCAATTAAGGGTTTACCATTGCAACTAAGACAAGTGCTTAAAATGAGGTATGTCAGCCATCCTTATGCCTCATTAAATCAGTTAGCGCATAATGCTAGAACAACGCCTCATAAATTAGAAACAGATTTACATAATGCAAAAAAACGACTCCAGCAAGAACTGGATAAGAAAGCCAAGTCAAATTACCATCAGAACTTGTACAAGTTGCAAGATCAACAAAACGACTAAAGATGGAGTTCTACAATCTTACAATGAAGGATTAAATGAACGATTCGTATGCCAATCTTGCCATAGTAATAGCGACAAAACACGCTAAATGCTTGCCTGTGCTGTTTGCATCAATAGATGAGTATGTGCCAAAGGAAGTAACAGTTATCGTTGCTGGGAGCGATCTAGAGTGTTCTAGGCACAATACTATCAATTTACCTAATAACGGCAACAATTATGGGGAATCCTATAACGATGTAGTGCGCTATGCGTTTGAGATGTTCCCTGAGATTATTGTGGCAAACGATGACATAGTATTAACACCTAGTAGCTTTAATATGCTAATAGAAGATAAAGTGTTGCTTTCACACCACAGTCTAGGCTGGTTATGTAGTAGATCAGATTATGTGCGTGGGCTACAAAATATTAGGAATGGTGAAGTACGAAACGGCATCAAATTTGTAGAGGAAGATCAAATATTCCAAAGCAATGTACTTTCCCCTTTATTTGGGATTATCTCTAGAGAGGCTTGGATAGATTACAAACCGATTAACTGGTATTCAGACGATATTCAATGTTTAGAAATTATGGCTGCTGGATATAAGAATTATGTCAGTCGGTCTTATGTCCACCATGTCGGCAGCCAGACTGTAGGTATGGATCACAAAAAGAATAATGATGAGGCAGGGGCATGGCTTAAAGTCAATATGCCAGACTTATACACATTGTGGTTTAGTTAAAAAAGCGTTAAAATTGTCTTGGGCAAGTTCGCCTTAAATTTGGGGTTAATATGAAAATTGCTATTGGACTACTAGCTCCAAAAAAAGGCATGGATAAAGAAATGCCTGAGGGCATGGGATTATTAGATGAGCCAATGGCAGAGGAATCTGAGTACGAGATTACCAAGGCAGGAAACGACACAATGACCAAAGCCTTGATGGAAACTCGTCATCTAGGCCCTAAAGATCCTGCAAACCCAGGCGATTTCTGGGTTAAGTTAGTTGCATATTGGGGTATGCCAGAAGAAGAAACGGCAAACCGATTCTGCGCTAATTGTGAATATTTTGACAATAGCACTCAAGCATTAGAGGCAATGAAGGTTGTTCCTGAGAATGAGCTTGATCGTAATGGTGGTGGGCGTGGTTTCTGCCATAAATATGAGTTTATTTGCCATAATTTGCGTGTTTGCGAATCGTGGGAAGAAGCAGAAGAAAAGGCAGACGATTAATGAAAGCTGGACTCTATTCCAATATTAACGCCAAGAGAAAGCGTATTGCTTCTGGATCAGGCGAGAAAATGAACAAAGTAGGTAGCAAAAATGCTCCTACTGCTAAAGACTTTAAGCAAGCAGCCAAAACTGCCAAACCTATGAAGGCTAAGAAAAAATGAAGATGAGCAAAAAACAAGCCAAGATCGGCAAGGTAATGGGTGAGTTCAAATCAGGCACTCTACATTCTGGCAAGGGTGGCAAGGTAGTTAAGAATCCTAAACAAGCCATTGCTATTGCTATTTCTGAGGCAATGAAAAAAGCTCGCTATAAAAAATGATTAGTGTAGTAATGCCTAGCTATCTAGGTGATTACCCAAGAGCAGCAAGCAATAGAGAACAAAAGCTCCCAAGAGCAATAGAGAGCGTATTAGAGCAAAAAATAGGTGAGTTAATAGTTGTGGCAGATGGATGCCAAAAGACAGTAGATATAGCCTCTAAATACCCTGTAAAGACTGTTTTAATAGATAAGCAGCCATGCTTTAGCGGAACTCCAAGGAATATTGGAATACAAAACGCTAAGTACGACTACATTGCTTATATAGATAACGATGATGTATTTGGCAAAGGCCATCTAAAATCAATAGCAGACAATATAGATACAGATTGGCTATATTGGGATGACTATGTAGATGGTGAAATTAGACCAGTATGGTTTGAAATAAGCCACATAGGTACTTCTGCAATAGCCCACAAAAAAGAGCTAGACTGCAAATGGGGAGATGGTTATGGGCATGACTGGCAATTTATACAGCAATTAAAGCATTACCCTAGCAAACGCATTACTGCCAACTATCAAGTTATGCACATACCAGGGATCGTAGATAAATAATGTTTATTATGTGTACGAGGGACAGACCTCATTTTTTATTAGAATTTATAGAATGTTGGCATAAAACCAAAGCTAGTTACCCTGCCACAATATTAATTGACGATGACGATCCTAAGATAGAGGAATACAAGGCTATTGCATACCCTAAAAACTGGGTTATTTTGTACAACGAAAGTGCAAAGCCTGTAATTAAAGTTAATAACTGGTTAAAAGATAATCTACATTATGATTTTTATGGTCTTTTAGCTGATGATTTAAGACCAAAAACAGTAGAGTGGGACAAAAAGCTAGTTGCAGTTGCCAAAAACAATCAAATAGCATACCCAGACGATACTATTAAAGGCGAAATGCTATGTACTCATCCTGTAATTGGGGGTGATTTAATAAGGGCTACTGGCTGGGTATTAAATACAGAGCTAATACATTTTTATGCAGATGATGTTTGGATGTATATTGGCAAACAAACCAATAGACTACATTACTTAAGTAATGTGATATGCCAGCATCTACATCATACTGTAGGCACTAGAGAGTCAGATCAAACAAGTTCTAGTCTAGATGAAAACTTTGCAACAGATTACCAAAGTTATATGAGATGGGTAACTAGCCAAAAAACAGCAGAACTCATAGAAAAAATTAAAGCAATATAAAAGGTTAGGAATGAAAATAAGAGAGGCTGCCAAAATCCTAGAAAGAATAGGTGTCGCTGGGTACAACAAGCCCAAGAAAACCCCTAATCATCCTACTAAAAGCCATGTAGTAGTCGCTAAAGAAGGCGATAAGGTTAAGACCATCCGATTTGGTCAGCAAGGTGTTAAAGGCAGTCCAGAGGGTAGTGCAAGAAACGAATCATTCAAAGCTCGTCATGCTAAGAACATAGCTAAAGGCAAGATGAGCGCAGCATTTTGGGCTAACAAGGTGAAATGGTGATATGGCTTTATTAGACGAACAACCCTATATAGGCTATCCACAGATGGGCAGGCGCAGAGCCATGCCTAATACAGATGTAGAGATGAATCAGGGCTTGCTAAGAGGCGCATCTTACTATCCGTATGATCTACTAGGATCGCCTATAGATCTTATCAATATGGGTCTTAAGCCATTAGGAATGGGATCGCAAAAGCCTGTCATGGGTAGCGATTATCTACAAAGTCTGGCACAACAGTATGGTTTATCCCAGCAGCCTACAGGATCAAACGCAGAGAATGTAGCTAGATTAGCTATGTCAGCCATGAATCCAGCAACAGGGGCTAGGGCAGTAGGTAGGGTAATAGAACCAACAATGCAGGCATTAGCTCCCAAGGCTGGACAGATGGCAGAGGATTATCTGCGATCTATAGGTGGTATAGCGGATATTGTGCCTACAGATGTAGCTAGAAGTCTTAAGATGCCTACTACATTGCCAACAGACGATATATTTAAAAAAGCTGTAGAGAATACGCCTGGAGCAACAGTTACAGAAGGTGGCTTGTTAATGAATGTAATGCGTAAGCAAAAGCCACAGCAAGCAGAAACAGAGTCCGTAAGGGGTGGAGTATTTTATCTGCCAGAAGGTTCTACAAGCATGAAACACTATGGTGGAACAACTGGTTATGGTGGTACAGAGAAAATTAGTGGAGAAACACTTTACAAAAACCCTTTAGTTGTTAAAGGTGCTACTGGTGGTAAAGCTCCAGAGGCAGCTTACGATCAATTACTTGGGAAAGGCGCATATCAAGAGATGCGTAATGATGCTTTACGAGTAAGACATCCTGAGTTGATAAGTGATAAAAGATACAATTTAGCTGATGCAATTACACCAGAACAATTTTTATCTAAATATGCTCCTGATTTAGAGGGGTATGGTGATTATATATTTAGTAATTCAAGAGAAGGCAATCAACTTTCTTATGCCTTGCAAGAGGCAGCAGTAGCTCAAAAAGCTAGAGATGCTGGTTATGATGCTGTTATTGGGTATTCTAAGAAAAAAACTGGAGAGCCATTCTTATCTGAAGTGTTTGATATAAGAGAAGCAATCTACCCCTCAAGAGAAGGTGATTACAGATTGATGGATAAGTTTGAAGGACTACTTGATTAAAAGTGTTGTAGAATAGCAACATCATCAACCATCACCCGTTAGGAATGGAATGGAAAACGCTATAGAAAACAATAATGTAGAAGTTGCATCAACCAACAAGGGTGGTGCGCCTGTAGGCAATCAAAACGGCAAGAAGGGAAAGCTGTTCTACAACCAACTGAGAGTAGCTCTAGTTCAAGAGGATAGCCGTAGATTACGCACTATTGCAGACAAGCTAGTAAAGGCTGCTGAACAAGGCGAGCCTTGGGCTGTTAAAGAGATTATGGATCGTGTAGATGGCAAGGCCGTACAGTCTACAGAGATTAGCGGTGTAGATGGTGAGGCTATTGAGCTTAAGCAGATTGAGTTCATTATTAAACGCCCAGAGTGATCGAAGCAGAAGAAAAGCTCAGTTTAGAGATTCCAGAAAAGCTAGAGTGCTTACTGGAAGATCATCGCTATAAAATCGTTTATGGCGGTAGGGGATCTAGTAAGTCCTGGACAGTAGCTAGGGTATTGCTTGCCATAGGTCGTAGAAAGAAGTTAAGAGTGCTATGCGCCAGAGAGTTTCAAAACTCTATATCAGACTCGGTTCATGCTCTGTTAGCAGATCAGATCAAGTCTATGGGGCTAGATGATTTCTATACTGTACAAAACACCAGTATATTTGGTAAGAATGGAACAGAGTTCTTATTTGCTGGACTAAAGCATAATATTACTAAGATTAAGTCTTTTGAGGGTGTAGATATATGCTGGGTAGAAGAAGCTCAGACTACATCTAAAAGCTCATGGGATGTATTAATCCCTACAATCCGTAAGGAAGGCTCAGAGATCTGGATAACATTCAATCCTGAGTTAGATACGGATGAAACATATAAGCGGTTCGTGGTACATCCACCAGGCAACGCTAAAGTAGCAAAAGTAAACTGGTCTGATAATCCTTGGTTTCCAGAAGTTCTAAAGAATGAGAAGGATGATCTCAAAGAACGAGATATGGATGCCTATCTCAATGTCTGGGAAGGCAATACAAGGCAAGTATTAGATGGTGCTGTATACGCTAAAGAGCTAAGAAAAGCCCAAGAGGAAGGCCGTATCAAGGACATAAACCAAGATAAGGCTATTGAGGTATCTACATTCTGGGATATTGGCTGGGCAGATATGACAAGTATCTGGTTTGTGCAGACGATACCAGGCGGTGAGGTAAGGGTCATAGACTTTTATCAGGATTGCCAAAAGCCCATAGATCACTATGTAGAAGTTCTACAGAATAGAGGCTATGTCTATCGAGATCATTGGCTGCCACACGATGCCGAGAACAAAAATATGACAGGCAAGAGCGTTAAAGATATTATGCAGAATATGAACTTGCCAGTAAGGATAACCCCTAGACTGTCTATATCAGAAGGAATTAACGCAGCTCGTATGCTAATGAACAGATGCTATTTTGACCAGAATAGATGTGCAGAGGGTCTACAAGCATTGCGACATTATCGGTATGATGTAAACCCTGATACTAAAATGTTTAGTGATAAACCCTTACACGATCAACATTCCCATGCTAGTGATGCTTGGAGATATGTGGCTGTAGCGTTAGATGAACAACCGAACAACTGGAACAAAGCAATTAAGATCAACAATAAATGGATAGTCTAATGGATGAAGGCACACTAAAAGGCATACTTGATGCCGAGATAGATAACGCTATTGGTTTTATCGAGAGCGAAACTACAGATGATCGTAGAAAAGCCCTTGAATACTACAATCGTTACGAATACGGCAATGAAGTAGAAGGTCGTAGCCAGATCGTTACAGGCGAAGTAGCCGAGGTAGTAGATGGTGCATTGCCACAATTACTGCGTATCTTCACACAGTCAGATGAGATTGTGCGATTTGAGCCTAAAGGCCCAGGCGATGAGGAAAAAGCAAAGCAAGCTACAGAGTATGTCAATTGGGTAATGAATCGTGACAACGATGGCGTACTGCTGATGCACAATTGGTTTAAGGATGCGCTCTTACAAAAGAACGGAATCGTTAAGGTCTATTGGGATGAGAAGATTGATGTCAGCAAAGAGAAGTATCAAAACCTGACACAAGACGAAGTAACGATGTTACTCAATGATCCAGAGGTAGAAGTAGTTAATCAAAAGACTACAGAGGTAGCCCCAGCAGGAATAGATCCTATGGGGATGCCTATTCCACCAGTTTATTCCTATGATGTTAAGCTCAAAAAGACTAAGAAAACTGGCAAGGTAATTGTAGAGAATGTGCCACCAGAGGAGTTCTTAATCTCTAAGAAGGCTAGGACTATTGCTGATGCGCCTTTTGTAGCTCACAGAAAGTTGGCTACTCGCTCAGAATTAATTGCAATGGGCTATGAAAAAGATATTGTAGATAACCTTCCTACTTATGCAGACTTAACCTATAACTCAGAGAATGTAGCAAGGTTCGATCAAGGCGAACAGCCAGGCGATCAGTCAAGCCTAGACTTCTCTATGCAAGAGATTGAGGTAATCGAGTCTTATATCAAGGTAGACTTTGATGGCGATGGTATTGCTGAGTTGCGTAAAGTTACTTATGCTGGATCAGACATCCTAGATAACGAGGAAGTAGATTTCGTACCATTCTGTTCTATTTGCCCTATTCCTATGCCCCACAAGTTCTTTGGTCATAGCCTGGCAGACAGAGCAGTAGACATTCAACTGATTAAATCTACAGTTACAAGGCAGATCCTAGACAATCTCTACATGACTAATAGCCCTAGAATGGGCGTGGTAGAAGGTCAAGTAAACCTAGATGATTTGCTAACAGTTACAGCTAATGGCATTGTGCGTATGAAAAATATCCAAGCCATCACCCCATTGACAGTACCACCAACTGCTAATCAATCATTCCCATTGTTGGGATACTTGGATTCTGTACAGGCTAAGAGAACTGGTGTATCAGACCAGATGAACGGCTTAAGTCCAGAAGTTCTGCAAAATAGTACGGCTACTGCTGTTGCTGCTATGCAAAGTAGCGCAGCAGGAAAGATTGAGTTAATTGCTAGGGTATTTGCTGAAACAGGCGTAAAAGACCTATTCCAGAAGATTCTACAATTGCTCTGCAAGTATCAGGATAAAGAGCGTATTGTGCGTTTGCGTGGTAAATATGTATCTATTGATCCTAGAGAATGGACTAATGGCTTTGACATCTCTATCAATGTCGGTCTAGGCACAGGAAACAAGCAAGAGCAGATGGCTATGATTGCTATGGTTCTAGGAAAGCAAGAGGAAATCCTAAAGACTGCAGGCATTAATAATCCATTAGTAAGCCTTACAAACTACAGACAGACATTAGGTCGGTTTATTGAGGCTGCTGGGTTTAAGGACTCTAACGAGTTTTTCCTAGAGATCAGCCCAGAGCAAGAGCAACAAATGGCGCAGCAAAGCCAACAACAGGGTCAGCAACAAGATCCAGCAATGCAAGCCTATGTAGCCCAGATGCAAGCTAAGATGGAAGCAGATAACGCCAAAGCTCAGAATGATATTCAGATCTCCCAGGTTAAGGCAGAGGCTCAGATCAGACTTAAGCAGCAAGAGTTTGAGATGACTATGGCTCTTAAGAAACAAGAGTTTGAATACGAGGCTCAATTAAAGGCTTTGCAACTAGGCGCAAAACTATCACCAACGGCTAATATCCCTAATGTCCTATAACAAGTCGGAACGAGCTAGAGCCTATTTGTCCGATGAGTTCTTTATAGAACTTGTCGAAAGCCAAAAATCGTTGTATTCTAGCAACATATTTGGCAGTAATGAATACGATGTAGAGGTACGAGAAAAGAACTTTCTCAAACTAAAAGTGATGGATGAATTTATAGCGACAATCCAAGCATTAGCTGATGATAAGCAAATTGCAGAGAAACGCTGGAAGATTTTATAACCACCTAAAAGGTAAACAACATGAGTGAAAACACCAATCCTGTAGAGGGAAGTGTTAATACAGTAAGTGATGCGGCTAACGCATTTTTGTCTATGATGGATACACCAGAGGAGAAAGCGCAAGCTCAATCGCAATCTGATGATACTGAAACTGAAGTACAGGATTCAGACGAATCCTACGAAGATGAAAATGCGGAAGAAACTGTAGAGTATGAGGAAGAAACTCCTAAAGCTAAGACATTCAGAGTCAAAGTTGGCAATGAAGAAGTCGAGGTTTCAGAAGATGAACTCCTAAGCGGATACAGTAGGACAGCAGACTATACTAAAAAGACTCAGGCTTTAGCTGAAACTCGTAAGGCCGTAGAGGCTGAAAGAGGATTAGTTGAAGAATCTAAGAAGATGCGTGATCTTTACGCACAACGCTTAGAGGCTATCGAGAGTGTTCTACAAAGCCAAAGCAATGTAGAGAACTTGCAAGAACTAAAGGAAACCGATCCTATAGGTTATGCAATTGCGGTAGCAGAGCGTAGTGAGAAGGAAAAGCAACTTCAAGCCGTACAAGCTGAAAGACGAAATCTTGCACAACAGCAGGATAACGACAGACAGCAAGCGTTACAGAAACATCTTGCAGAGGCAAGCGAGCAACTGAAAGAGGCTATTCCAGAGTTTAGGGATGCAGCTAAAGCTGAAATTGTGCGTAGGGACATTCGTACTTATGCAAAATCAATCGGATTTAGCGACCAAGAACTAGCTCAAGTGTATGACCCAAGAGCAGTTAAAACGCTATACAACGCAATGATGTACGAAAAACTATCAGGCAATAAAGGTGCAGCCGTCAAGAAAGTACAGGATGCGCCAAAGGTATTAAAGTCTGGAACTTCCAATCCTGGCAGTTCGCAGAATGAACAAATGAAAAAGCAGTTTTCTCGCCTACAAAAGACGGGCAAGAAGGCTGATGCAGCAAAACTTTTTGAACAATTTATTTAAGGAATTTAAATCATGGCAACATATCAAACCTTCCAATCAATCGGCAATCGTGAAGATTTGTCCGATGTAATCTATTCTATCTCTCCAACAGATACCCCAATCATGTCATCTATTGGCAAGACTAAGGCTACTGCTGTTTACCACGAGTGGCAGACTGACTCTTTAGCAGCTAATACAACTAATAACGCATTAGTTGAAGGTGCAACTGCATCTGACATTACTGTTTCTCCTACGACTCGTATTGGTAACTATACTCAGATCGTTGGTAAGACAGTTATGGTTTCTGGCACTTTAGAGGCTGTTGATCGTGCTGGTCGTAAGTCTGAGAAGGCTTATCAATTGGCTAAAGTATCTTCTGAGATCAAGCGTGATATGGAAACTATCATTACAGCTAATCAAGGTCAAACTGCTGGTAACTCTACTACTGCTCGTGCATTAGGCTCATTGCTCTCATACATTAAGAGCAATACAAGTAAGAATGGTACTGCTACAACTGGTGTAGATCCTGTAACTATTGGTGTTTCTACTCGTACAGATGGTACAACTCGTACCTTCACAGAGGCGATGCTCAAGACTGTTATTGCATCTGTATTTACTAATGGTGGTACACCTTCAGCATTGTTTGTTAGCCCAACACAAAAGCAAGTAGTTTCTGGCTTTACTGGTTTGGCTGCACAACGCTATCAAGTGCCTACTTCTGGTCAAGCAACAATCCTAGCTGGTGCTGATCTTTATCAGTCCGACTTTGGCGTATTGTCAATTGTTCCAGATCGTTTCATGCGTACTCGTGATGCTCTCGTACTCGATCCTGAGTATGCAGCATTAGCTTTCCTACGCCCATTCCAAACTAACGAGTTAGCTCGTGTTGGTGATGCAGAAAAGACACAAATCTTGGCTGAGTTCACATTGGAAGTTCGTAATGAGGCTGCACATGGCGGTGTATTCGATCTGTCATAAGTAATGTAGAATAAGGGGATTGGGAAACTGATCCCCTTTTTCTAGGAGAATGTATGTCTGATTTAGGCAAAAAAGGCAATCTCGGTGTAGTAGATGGAGTAATTCGTACTGCTTATGCAGATGGTGATGGTGGAATAGTTATCAAATCAGAAGTAGATTTAACTGAATTTGCAGATTATACAAAGGAACAATTCAATGCTAGAAGTGGTAAAACTGGCTGGGGTGATAGCGTATATGACCCTAAAAATAAAATTGCTTCATTGCCTGCTGAGATTATTAACACTCTCAACAAAGAAGGAATAATGCGTGGCTACCACATACTAGACCAGAAGGCCTTAGTAAAGTGGTTGAATAACCCTGACAACAGAGTATTTCGTACCAGGGGTGGCACAGTATGAGGATAGGTATCTGCGTTCCAGCAAGAGGGCAAGTAGAAATATCCACATCGTTTGACTTATCGGCATTAGTTAATTACACAGCAAAGAATACAAAGCACGATATTAACCTGTACACATCTACAGGAACGCTAATATTCGATCAGCGTAATGCGTTAGTAGATTCTATTATTAATGAGCGTTGTGATTACCTAATGTTTATAGATGCTGATATGCGCTTTCCAAAAGATGCGCTTATTCGACTTTTAAAGCATAATAAAGACATTGTTGGCGTAAACGCTACTACTCGCTCAGAGCCAGTAAAGCCTACTGCCAAAAACATTAATTATGAGGAAGATGGTTCTGTATCTTGGCTGCCTGTTTATTCCAATGTTAAAAAAGGAATAGAGAAGGTAGATGCCATAGGGTGCGGTGTCATTCTCATTAAAAATTCAGTATTTAAAAAGATGGAAAAGCCTTACTTCTACTTTGAGCAATTGCCAAATGGGAAGTTGTTAGGCGAAGATATTTACTTTTGCATTAAAGCGAAAGATGCAGGAATAGATACTTATGTGGATCACGATCTCTCAATGGAGATAGGCCATATAGGTAATTACACATACGGCTGGCATAATATTGAGGTGTCCTAATGGGCTTTGCAACATACACAGAATTAAAGACTTCTATAGCAAGCTATCTAGGTCGATCAGATTT